AAAAGGGCTTCGTGGAAAGGCGCGTCGTGCGCGTTCTGCCGACCAGCGATTTGATCCGCAAATATCTCAAGCACCAGCCGAGCAAAGTCGGGTGGCTCAAAGAAGGATCAGTCGAGTGGCCGTGGGACTCGTTCACGCGCAATCGCCTGCGCGACGGCGATATTACGATCGAGGCACCGAAGGCGGCTCCCGCGAAGGCAATCGAAAAACAACCAAGCGAGCCGACGAAGCCCGGCGCGCCGAAATCTTCCGAGCCGACGCCTCCAAAAATCTCATAAGACGCCCGCGCGTCTTTTTCCTGAAAACGGCCCGCACCCGCGGGACGCTGGCCGCTGCCGTGTCGTCGCGACGACGCACGTCCTCTAACAGATGGAGGCAAAATTGCCCATCAGCTTCAACAACATACCATCTAACTGGCGGATGCCTCTTTACTGGGCAGAGATCGATCCCTCCCAGGCCGGGCTGCCGATCGTGCGCAACATCGCGCTGATCGTCGGCACCATGAACTCGCAAACAAATATGCAAGTCCAGACGGCGACCGTTGCTGCGGGTGGCCTCGGCTACGTGGTCAACGACGAAATCACGCTGCAATTCGGCGTCACGGTCAAAGTCACCACAGTGACGGCCGGTGCCGTCACCGCCGTTTCGATCGAGGTGCCCGGCGCATTCCCTGGCAGCGCGCCACTACCGCCCAATCCGTTGACGCAAGTCACGTCGACCGGCGTCGGCCTCAACGCAACCTTCAATGTGACGTGGATACAGTCGCTCGCGACCGTCGACTTCGGCGGCGTCGGCGTGCCATGGGTCCCGAAACCGATGGGCACGCAGGCGCAAGCCGATAGCGAGTATGGTATCGGCTCCGAACTATCGTGCATGTTCCAAGCGTTCTTTGGAAATAATTTTGCCCAGGAGGTCTGGTGCTTGCCCGTCCCGCCTGCGCCAGGTGCGACGGCGTCGGCGGCGCAGGTGCAAATCCTGACGCCCGCGACCGAGGCTGGAACGATCCATCTCTATGTCGCCGGTCATCACGTCGACAATGTCAATGTCGGCACAACCGATACGGTGCAAAACATCGCCTCTACATTGGCGACCGGCATCAATGACGATCCGACGCTGCCGGTAGTTGCGACGGTCGGCACAGCTCCCAACGACGACACAATCACCATCACTTGCAAGACGCCGGGGTTGAACGGCAACGACATCACTCTACTGCTCAACTATTACGGCAAGATCGGCGGCCAGGAATTGCCGAAAGGCGTCACGCTGACAGTGCCCGCGCAGCTAGGCCAAGGAACCGGGGCCGTCGTTGGCGCCGGCATACCCGACTTCGGTTATGCGATCACCAATCTCGGCGAACATGAGTTCGAATACGTCGCGCTGCCCTATACCGACAGCAACACACTGTTTGATTGGGAACAGGAGTGGTCGTTCGAGGACACGGGCAGGTGGGGGTGGATGAGACAGCTTTACGGGCATTTGTTTTGTGCCCGGCGAGATACTTACACCAATCTCATCATCTATGGCGAAACCCGCAACATGGGAACGACATCGATCATGGGGATCGAACCGGACGCGGCGTCGCCAACCTACGAATGGGCCGCGGCATACACCGCGAAAGCTGCCCGCGCCCTGACTAACGATCCGGCGAGGCCTCTCCAAACATTGTCGCTCAACACGATGTTGGCGGCACAACCGGAGCGCCGGTTCAATTTGCCGGAACTCAACAGCCTAGCGGGCGTCGGCATCGCAACGCAGAAAACCGGGACCGACAACATCCCGCGCATCATGCGGGAAACGACCACGGCGCAGTTGAATAGCCTGGGTTATAGTGACGACGCTTACGAGTTGGTGACAACGCTTGCCACGCTCGCGGCACTGATCCGCAATCAACGACAGGCGATCACCAGCAAATTCCCGAGGTACAAGCTCGCTGATGATGGAACAAGATTTGGCCCGGGACAAAAAATTGTCACGCCAAAAGTAATCCAGGGCGAGCTCGTTGCGCAATATCGCATCGATGAATTCAACGGACTTGTTGAGAACGTCGATGCGTTCAAGTCCCACCTCATCGTGGAGCGAGACGTGAACAATCCGAACCGGATGAACGTGCTCTATCCTCCTGACCTCGTGAACCAGCTTCGTGTGTTTGCCGTGCTCGTTCAGTTCAGGCTCCAGTACGATAGAGGTCAGGACTTGGAGATCATCAACTAATCAACAACAACAAATAAAGTCCCCGCGGCGTTTGGCTCGGTTACGATTGGGCCATTAGAGCGGATAGCTGCGTGGTGAAGTCCGCCCGGAGGGTGGAAGGCCCTCATCAAACAAATCCCCGAAATCTATATAATGGAGTTCAGACATGGCGCAACGTATCGCCGGAACGGCGTTCTGCAAAGTCGACGGAAACATGCTGCCGCTGCGCGGCAACTTCACCGTCTCGCCTTCGTCGTTGGAAAGGACGTTTATGGCCGGGCAGGATTATGTGCACGGCTATCAGGAGCTTCCACGCGTGCCGTGGGTGGAAGGTGACATTTCATCGACGCCCGACGTGTCGATGGAAACTCTCGAACAAATGACCAACGTCACCGTCACGGCCGAACTGGCCAACGGCAAGGTGTACGTTTTGAAAGAGGCGGCGTGCAAATCGGCACTGGAAAACAACACCCGTGAAGGTCAGTTCCGGGTGAAGTTTGAAGGAACGACGTGCGAAGAAATCGGCTAGTCAGCGGCGCGCGCCCATAATCCTTTCGACGGTCGCGACCGACAAGTGCTGGTCGACCATCAATTCCAATAGGGCACGCTCGGCGAACGGCGGGACGTCGTCGCCGCTGGCCCAACGGCGTATCGACCTGGGCCCACGGCGCAGGAACCGCGCCGCGTCCATTTGGGTAAGCGCAAGATCGTCGATCAATTTGCGGAAGCGTCGGGCGGACTTGGGGCGGCGAGTCATTGTCGGCCTTCGATATATCTGAGCGCCCGTAGCAATTCGGTTTTTGCGCTTCCGAGACGCTCCTTGATTTGGCCGTCCCGCGTTTGATTTTGCAGGGTTTCAACCTTGGCTAGGATCGTTTCGAGTTTCTTTATGTCACGTAGGGTCATTGTCGGCCTCGGTCTCGGACCATGCGGCGCAGATCGGCGTCGCCGTCATAAAAGGCCTCGCGGGAGTCGCCACCGTTCAGCCAATGAATGAACCGGGCGGCGTCGTCGGACGTGTCAAAGTCACGGTGCGCCACCCAATCCCCTTTCGGGTTGTAATGACCGACCGTGTAAAGACCGTCCGAGCGCAGGATTGCCCACATCATCGTCGCGGTCCTCCCGTACCGACCGACGATCCGACGAACCGGCCTTGCCCGTCAAAGTAGCTCGACGAGCGTCCAGACCGGACAGCGCTACCCGCGAACGACCCGGTAGGTCCATAGAAGCTGCTCGAGGTGCCGCGCGTAACCGTCGATCCGGCGAACGAGCCGTCGGCGTTGTAGAACGAGCGGCTTTGCGCCGACGCTGACGCGACGGTCAACGCCAGCGCCGCCAAAGCTAAGATTGTCGCCTTGCCTGCCCCGCCACACCAAGCCCGGCCCCGCATGGCCGCGCCTCGCCTAGCCAAACCTTGCCTAGGCAGCCTTTCTACGCGCCGCGGCGGGCGTTGCCAAGCAACGGCGGCGATCGCGATGTCCCGGTCGATTTTGGTTTTAGTCATTTTGCTGCTCCGTTCAACTCGCGAAGTGCGGCGTTCAACTCGCGAAGTGCTTGACGGTCTTGCGGTGTAAGTGAGTTGCGAATTGCCTGCAGGTCGCTTGCGTCCACGCAAACGCGCGGATGTCCTTCGGAGCATTCTTGTTTTGGCAGCCAACTCCACAAGCTCACTCCAATGGCCGCTGCTATACAAACAACTGCTGCTATGTCAGCGTGTTTTTTGGTCATCGTCTTTCGGGCTCCGGTTCTAGGGGTTCATTTCAACACGACGCTTAATATCCAAAGCACGGCCGCCCAAAATGCGGCCTTCCTGATGCAAAACGAAAACCAAAGGGCGTTGAGCCGACGGGTTTCGGCGCGGACTTGCGCGAGTCGGGCG